GATTGCTGGCTTGCCTTTAGCCTTACGCTGTTGGTTTAAATGACGAATAGCATGGCGTGATGACACGTCAGTCTCGTCCACTACGTTAGGGCGGAACAGCAATACCTTGTTTTTCTTGTCTGCCGTCTCAGCCGCGGCACGTAATGCGCCTGTGTGAGCCAACATCCAATCGTTTGTCATGGCTGGGTCGTGCTTGGCCTGTTCATGGCTGGAACGACGCACTGCCGCGGCGGAGTACTGGGACTCTGCATTGGGTGCAAAGCAGGTGCCTTTGCTGGTATCGACGACGCCGTTTGCATCGGTGCCACCACCGCACCCGACGGTTTGCCCCGGACACGTATTCACCACATGCCTCTTCACATTCTTTCCATGCCCAGACGTGTACAGCGAGTGCCCAGCCACGCCCTTGGACGCAAACCCCACATACGCACGACCCTGTGGATCTCTCTCATGGTTAACAGTGTCTAGCTTCTCGCTCTTGTCCAACGTATTAGCTTTGTGGCCAATGTGCTGTGCTTCGCGTAGACGATTCAGTGCCGCCTCTTCCGCGGCTGTCTGTTCTTCTACTGGTAGGCTGAAGTGATTAGCCAACGTAGTCTTGTGCGTCTTGGCTATCTGTCCAAGCGTCAGTGGATCGCGGTTTTCTGATCCATACACCTTAGCTCTGGCTTTGTTGATCTCATTCATGCCAACAGAGTTAGAGCTTTTCTCTAGCAAGTGACGTGGAACAACAATACCCTTCACACCACCAGATCCTTCAGCATCAATCTTGATACGCTTAGGTGCATCACCCTTTGCGGCTAGCTCTTGCTTCATGCTTTCAACGTCGCCACCCTTAGCTAACTGCTGTAGGTTGTCTATGTTGAATGTTCTCTCGCCATCATCCTGATACCAGCTTGGCTGTGCTTCAGGCATGTTGTCGCTACCACCGACCTTGTAGGTCATGGGGATAGATCCGCCATCAGCCATCTTGGGTGGGCTCATAGCGTTCAATGCTTGGCCTTGTGGGGTCATCTGCAAGATGTTGCTAGGAGGCTGTTGTGCGGGGCTAGAGGCGCCAGCACTGAGAGGCGAGGGCATACCACCAGCTTGTGGAGGTTGGCCTTGTGGCGCTCCTTGTGGTGGCACTAGGTTATTAGGCATCAACTGATGGCCTTGTTGTTGGCTCATATCGATACCGCCGATAGGCAAAGGCTGGTTGCCCATGCTTACGCCGCCCACAGGCAACTGTCCGCCTGATGGTGGGATGTACGCCTTGACGTTCATGTTAGGCGCTTCGTTAGCACCGATGGTAGATAAGTCAGACAGGCTAGTAGGCTTCTTGCCTAGTAACTCTGCACGCATTTGATTCATTGATGGTTGCACTGTGCCTCCTACGGCTTTGTGGATTATCCCGCCTTCTTTGTGTAAAGGTAGGCCGTTAGTCAAAACGTCTTTGCGCATTTCTTCATTTATGGGGAAGTAATGCAGTTGTGTTGTTGGTGCTGGTCTTGCTGTTTGCCCCGGCAAGGTTAAATTGTTTGGATTGTTTGCTGACGGTTTTTCAATTGTGTGCCCATTCAACTCAGTCTTCACGCCGTACTTCTTGCCGATGGTATTCAGGATGTTGGGCACCTTCTCGTCGTAGAACTTCTTCATGCCCTTGCCACCAACGTTTATGTCTTCACCCTCAAGCTGGTGTATCCCCATAACCTTCGGTGCGTTCAACAAACGGTCTGCGGCTTCCTTGCCTATGTATTCAGGGATCTTTTCTTTTTTGATGCCTCTTTCATTTAGCACTGGAAGACGATCGTGGCCATATGCCAATAACTGTTCTTCTTCTGGGTGATAGCCAAGGTAGCCTACTTGCTTGCTCAGGTTGTAACGATCTGCCTGCTCTTGCCCCGGTGTCACCACGATGCCGTGATAGCCCTTCTCCGCGGCGTGATGGATTAGGCGCTTCAACGCCATCTCTTCCCAGTTCTTTTTGAATGGGGCGTCAGGTACTGCGTCTTTTTGTTTTCTTTCGTTATGCTCAAAATCAATCATTTGGCTATTTAATTCAAGCAGTTTTGAAGTAATGCCTTCGGACTCTTTCATCAAATTATCAAAAGTTTGAGGATCAACATCTTGCTTAGCTTGTTGATATAGCTCCCACCTGCGATTATTAAGTTGCTCGTAAGTGCGTTTCAATTCTTCCATTTGATTGGGCTTTTGTTCAACATTTGAACTTTTGTACCCTTTCTCACGCCCTTGCTGATGCCAGTCGGACTGCAACTCTTCTAGGTGCAGTAGCTTTTCACCGTTGGGGCCGACGCGATCCTTGAGGCGCATGCTGGCTAGGATGGCAGGCTCACCACCAAAATGGTGATATACGCCGCCAAATGCCTTGGGTGCATTTTGCTCTTCTTCTTTTAAAGCCTTTAGTTTTTCATAAGACTTAATGATCTCTTCCTGTTGCTCAGGAGTTGAGTTAAACATTGGTATGCGTCTAATCTTTGAATCTAATTCTGAAATCTTTTCTTGATTGTCAACGCCTGCTGGAGATTTGATAAGCATCTCACGGTAGTTTTCACCGCCGGGTAAGGTGTATTCACTGTGATACGGGGCCACCCCAGTTGCAACATTTCCGATGCTTCTAGTTCCACCAAACACCTTCTCACGTATAGCTGGCGCAGGCTTAGCCGCTAGTGCCGCCATGAACTGCTCATGCGTCATCTTGGGGGCGCCCATAAGCTCACCCAAGCCACGATCTTCAATCTCTGATTGCTTGATGCCACCCAAGCCTTTTAGCTCTTGCATGAACTCAGCGCCAGTACCAACCTTGCGTTTCAGTAACCCCGCGGCTTTGTCTACAGCAGAGTAAAAGGGTTTGCCTTGTCCAACAAGTTCTTTCATAGTGGGCGCTCTTCTATATCTAGGTGATGGGCGTGTGTAGCTCCACCACTGCGTTTGTAATTGACGTGCTCTTCAGCCATGAACTCTTCAGGGGCTACTACACCACCACTAGCAAAGCCATAGTCTTTAGCCTTGAACGGCCTAGTACGTGGTAAGTCTGACGCGCCAGCCGCTTTGTTGATTGCCTTGACTTCTTTGTCTTGCAGTACGCGGTTGACCTTCATAGATCCACCAATCAGCCAGTTGCCTGTCATGTTGGAGTTAGTCTTATACCTGTAGTGTCCACCCTTTGGTATCTGGTCAGTGATGTGTGCGTTGCGTGCTATCAGCTTACCCTTGGGGTTCATGCCACGCTCATTAGCAACGGACTGCCAATCAACGTCATGGGGCATCTCTACTTCAGCCCATACATGGTTAGCTGGGCGTACATCAGGTGCTGTGAGGTTAGGGTCTGACTTCTCGCCGATGTGGGTAGCGACGGGGAGGTCGCCTGCGTGCCAGCCGGGTCGATAGGCCAACGGGCCAATCTTGCTCTTCACCTTGTCACCAGCCATCTCACCCTCTTTGGCATCCACCCACTTGTTCATCTCTACAGGCTCATTGGCGTTGACGAACAAGGGGAACAGCTTGCCGGGGTGCTTTGGGTGCACCCTGAACAGCTTGTACGCCTTAACGGTGTTCTTGGGCACGCCACCGCCTTTAGCTTCGTGTATCACCTTGTGAACGGGCGCCATCATTGTGGATCCGCCTTTGGCTTTGCCCATCAACTCTAGGCGCATCCTGTCCATGTCAATCACACCGCCTTTAGCCCGTGGGTAGACGCGCTTGAATGCGTTGCTCTGTTGCCATGCCAATGTATTAGCGTCCTTGGGTGCCTGCTGTGCCGCCTTCTGTGCTAGCTCTTCACGTAGTTGCCTGAGCTTCTCAAGGATTTCTGGCGATGGTGGTGAGGGTGTATCTGCCACGGCTATTCCTTCATTGTGGGATGCGCTGATTATGCCTTTGGCACCGTTCAAAGTCCACAGGTCTAAAGCCTTACTCGGTAAGGTTTAAAAGTGCACTGGGTGCAACATCTGGATCTGCACTGGGTGCAACTCTAACTTCTTGTTACGCGGCATATGGGTTGCCTTTGGACTTCTTGTTGAACTCTTCAGCGTCAAAGATGTCATCGTCGTCGTAGTCTTCCCGCGGTGGGATATCGATACTGATCCATCCTGAGTCACGCAAGTAGCGTAGCCCTTGGCTGATGCAGTCTACGAACTCATCGTGCGCCGTCTCTGGGAATGAACATATCTGCGACACCATGCCTTCAGCCCAGTCCCTCACGTAGCCCTTCTTCTTGCTGTGCTCTGGCACCCAGACGCGGCCAGCTTTGATGATGTTGGCCACGATGGATAGGCGCTGGGTCTTGTCGGCGCGACCGGGGTTGTACCCAATCACGGGCAAGTGCGCACGTTGCAAGTCTTGTATGAGCGATATACCTGCCGCCTTGTCTTCGACCAGCAGTAAGTCCACGCGCTTCTTCTCTTTGCCATCGCCGTACACCACCTCGTACTCGTCCAGTATCTTGGGGCGTAGGTCAGGGTACGTCAGCTTGTCTTGCCAGCAATCGATCACCATGACGCACATACCGCCGTCTAGGGGCTTAAAAGCACCAAGGGTGATGCAACCAGTAGGGTCGTTCTCTTTGCCGTCCTTATAGCCGCAATCGTAGCTCTGGATGATGTACTCGAACTTGGGGAATGGTTTGCCATCTGGCCACAGGCGGAACCAATCACGCTTGACGATACCGAACTCCTCGCCGTCCAGAATCTCAGCGTGGATCTCTTGGCGGCCAAGGCGTGTGCCCTCGTACTGGAGGATCTGCTTCTGGAACGATGGCGCTAAGTTCTTGATGTTGCTGTACGTGCTGGCGCGCGTGATCGCCACGTCATCACCCTCACGCTCTATCAGGCTAAGAATTACTTCCTTGGGCTTTGGTGTGGTGGAGCATATGAGCTTGGTGCGCTTACCCAGACGGATACCGAACTGAATCATGTCCCACGCCTCTTGCAGGTAGTCCCAAGCCGCTAGCTCGTCTAGCCATCCCCCATGGAACTGTGGGCCGCGGAACCGCTCAGGCTCTGATGCTGGGATGCCCTTGATCAACGATCCGTTGAGCAGTTTGATCTCATGCAGAGCTTTGTTGTAGTCCGCTACTAGCTTCTCAGGTATCACCTTCAGCAGGCCAGACTCACCCTCAAAGCAGGTGCTCTTCACGTCACCGCTAGTAGGCGCTGATACCAGCCATCGTGTGTTGGGTTGCTCCCATGCCCAGTAGGCGAGAGTCTCTGCCGCCGCTCTGGTCTTACCAGCACCACGGCCAGCCAGCATCAGCCAGATGTTCCACCAATCGCCTGATGGCTCTATCTGGTGCTTCAGTGCATCCCTGCTGAGCCACTTCAACTGCCAGTTGATAACCGTCTGCTTAATCGCTGGGCTGTTAGCGAACTCTTCTAGGATCTTTGGGTCAGAGAGGATCTCGTCAAGGATGCTCATGTTGGCTTGATGAGGGCGTATGGCTCATTGGCGCGCATCACAGCATGTTCTGTGGCGTTGAGGTCTTCTAGCACCTCTTTGTGCACCAGATCAAGGTTGTGAACCATCAGGTAGCTATCGATCACATTGAACTTCTTGACCTCCCACATGATGCGGGGCGCCATGTGTAAGCGGATGCGCAGGCGATAGGTTGTGGCCGTATGGGTGGCAAAGTCATACCAAGCCCACAGCAGGCGTAAGCCGCCCTTGGCTCGGCTGAAGTTCAGCCCTAGCTTGATGTGGTGGCCTTCTGGTGTGTGGTGAATCATTCTGCGGCCTCGTAGGTCATCTCAAAGATGTCAGGCTTGCAAGGATAGTGCTCACCCTTCACGCCTGTGATGATCCAATCGCCGGGGGTGACGATGTGCGGCCCTTCAAGCGTATCGATGAAGTAATAGATGCCGTTGTTGCCGTGGCTTTCCAAAACGGCTGGGTGATGTCCCATGCAAAACCATTGCTTGGCCTCGATAACTACGGGCTTCTTGCGGTACTTGGCCATACTTATTCCGCCTGCCGTTGCATCTTGATGTTCTTGAGCAACTCACCAAAGACATCTACCTCTACCACCAATGGCTGGCTATCGCTTCCAACTAGCTCTTGTCTAGCCAGCTTGGGTATGTGGTACTCCACTACGCTTTGGAACATGTCAAACGCCTTTGCTGGGTTAGGCGGCACAACGTAGTCACCCTCTGGCGTCCTCACGCCCTCAGCTACCGCGTCAAGCCATCCAGTGAGCCTGTGAGCGTTTCCATCGACGAATGAGGCTATGGCCTGCCGAGCCTCGTTTGTGACCTTGTTGGGCGTTCCAGCCTGTCTGCCGCCCGTCTTCTTACCTTCAGCCATATGCAACCTCTCTAATTTTGTCTACTTTAGATGCTTCCCTTATTGAAGCAGGTGCATACATCAGCCACATAATCGCACTGACTCTTCTGCTACCTATTTCTTTAATCAATTCTGTGAGTACGTCTTTTGTATTACGCTCACGTTTGATGGTTGCTCTACATCCATTACCGCCATTTGCTTTAGTTGGGGGCTTGTAGTTCTGTGGTTCTGCTGTACGCAAGTATTCATTGTGCAGGTCTTCCAATTCTTTTTCAGTTGCATATTTAGGAACATTTAATCCTTGCTCTAAATACTTCTGATGTGTAGTTGGATTGGTCATCTTCTTCACATCTTGCAAGTCAGCGTTATGTATGTCACCAACGTCAGACCAATTACCACTCTTTACAAAGTCTTGGACAAATGGAATGTAATCCTTCTTGGGCTTCTTATTGCCCTTGCCTTTGATCTGAACAATCTGTTGTGGCACCTCACCCATATGGGACTTGATGGCATTGCTCAGTGCCTGCCCCCAAGTGAATCTATCCTCTTCTGGGGTACGCTTTTGTTTTGTCGCCTCATGCTCAGCAAGTGCTTGCTTTGTAATTGCGTCTTGCAATTCTTCAGGCTGGCTCATAAGCCAATCAGTTTCGTACTTGCTTCGCGCTTGGTTAGGTCTGACCTCAATGGTTACGTGTGGCTCATTCTTGGCGTCACGCAAGCTGAAGATGCGTGTACGTCCTTCCACTACGTCAGGGCAATAACCACCAACGCAGTGACCCATGGTGTTGCCCTCGTATGTGAGCGCTCTTTGAAGTTCAAGATCATGGCCTTTTGCTTCAACCCAGTTGTTGAACTTTTTAATTGACTCTTCTGGATTTTTTGAATAGCTATCCGTAGTTGGCGTCATACCAGTGTTCCAGTTATGGACATGATAGAAGCCATCATTGTTTTTCTCTAACTTAAAACCTTCTGGCAAAGATTCTGCTGTATATGTCTTCTTCTCTTTAGAGGGCGCCAATTCAAGCCACTTGTAACCTTCTGGATACTCTTTGTGGACTGGCATGTTCTCTGTATCTTTGAGCGCCGTCTCAGCCATAAGCCTCTTCTTCTCTTGGTCATACTCATGCGCGCGGCGTACTGCGTGCTCGATGCTGACCTTGCTCAATTGCTCTGGACGGATTCGACCAGTGGCCAAGTCTTCTTTCAATACATCCACTAAGTGATCAAAGCCTAAGTAATGAGCGTGCATGTCATTGGTCGCATGCAACAGCTTTGTTTGTGGATCAGCCTTCTCCATCCAAGGCTCTTGGAATCTCTTGTGTAGTTTTTCTATCGATGTGGGCATGATCGCCACGTCCGCGGCATCTTCCCAAGCCTTGGCCTCTTCAGACTTACCAAAGCTCTCACCACCATGTGTTGACCTATGCGTGTTGGCTTTGTATCGATTCATTCCAACTTGGTCAGTAGGTATGTGAACGATGCCTTGCTCCGCTAGGGTGCGGATTGGATCGTTCTGCGTAGCCATCTGCTTCTTGATGTAGTTAGCTAGGTTGCCCTGAATCCATTTGTTTAGGTGAACCTTGTGCTCTAGCTCAGTCTTCTGTCTAGGGATCATCTCGCGGACATTAGGCTGTGTCTGTGCAACCTGCTCTATTGCCTCTGGCGTCCACTTCTGGTTCATCTCAGCCAAAGTCTCGGCAGGATCGCTTCCTACCGCTGTTCTTTGCTTCAATGGATGCAACACCTGATCGACGGATCCACTAACCCAGTTGCGGGGGCCTTGGCCACCAATAGCAAGATGAGCTACGCCGCCTTTGGCTTTGCCCATCAACTCTAGGCGCATCCTGTCCATGTCAATCACACCGCCTTTAGCCCGTGGGTAGACGCGCTTGAATGCGTTGCTCTGTTGCCATGCCAATGTATTAGCGT